TTAATATAAAGCCCGTTGGGCAATTTGATACCCTGAGGTGTTACCAATAAACATTTGTTGTGACCAATATAATACGGATCTTTGTTGTCGGGCCATGACGCTATATCATGCAGTGCATTCTCACAGTCACGCCATAACTCAATCACTTTATCGTTAACTTCTCGATACACTCCGACCAAGCGTTTACTTTCTTCCTCATCGATGTCTACATTCGCCATGAGTTTTAAAGTCAGTTGAAGTTTAGTTGCCCCTGTACCATATCCTAATCCAAGAATACAAGTCTTGCCTACGGCTCGTTGTTGTTTAGTAATTTCTGCGACGGGTTTGTTATATACTTTAGAAGCAAACTCAGAATAAACATCTCGTCCTTCTTTGAACCATTGAGTAACATCTGTCTGACCCGCTAACCAAACTAACACTCGGGCTTCAATCTGAGATGAATCACAGTTAATCACTTTGTGTCCCATCGGGGCTATGATCCCATTCTTCAATGCTTTTTTCTTTGCGTCTCTCGAGGGTAAGTTTTGGAAGTTAACTTTATCTGACCCTGCCCATCGTCCTGTATGAGCCCCGTAATATTTTAGTGGAATAGGTAAGCGTCCTTTATTCCTTGCTCCAATCGCTAAGAACCTTTCAATACGAGATTCTTCAATGGTGGACTTGGTACCTAACCTGACCCGACAAAGTTCTTGGATAAATGGATCTTCGTGTTCACAGAGTTCAAGGAAGCCCGTGTCGCCTTTTGCGAGGGCATAAGTATCTTTCCCTGTTGCGGGACTTATTTTGAGTGGCACAGTTACGCCCAGTTCTTCGAGTAGTTCAGCAAACTGTTTGTTACTCGCTAATTTTTTCCTTACATCTTCTTCTGTTTCGCACTCAAGGCGAGTCATTAGTCCACTAAGTAACTCTTGTTTCTCAGTTCTTATTTCTTCTAGTCGGACTTGTAATAACCCGTCGTCCACTTCAAGTAAGGGCTGAGTATACATTCTGATGGTAAGATCAATCAACTCTAGTTCTTTTTGTGGGAAGTTTTTAGATAGAATGTTATATAGGTTATAAGTCAACTCAACGTCGTTCTTACAATACATACCATATCGATGAAGTTCATGGTCTTGGAAGTCTTCTAGGCGTTTGCCCTTAGCGTCAATAACTTCGTGACCCTTTTCACCTAGTTCATAATACTGTGCTAAGAATGCAAGTGATCCACCAACATCAACTCCGTTTACTGCCCGGGCCATGCTCAGTGTATCAAAGTAAATTGCGGGGTGAATGTTAAATACCATACTCAGAATAGCCCCGTCGAACAAAGTGTTATGGCACAGTAAAACTGATTGATCCCAGTCAATACCTTTTAAAACGTTGCAGATTTCTTCGTGCGATCCTGAGTACCACTTGGTCGAGCCGTCATTGATTTTAATACCCACTCCAATTATTTGGAAGCGTTCATCTCGGATATATTCTTCGGTGGTTAAGTTAGATAGACTAAATCCAACATCATAAAATGTTTCAAAGTCTAGGGTGATTAAATTCATTCAGTTTTTTCTTTCTGTTTTTTACAATATCCATGTGCGTAAAAGGTCATGCCACACCACCAATAATTATTAGTGCCGTCAAAAAATTTTGCAGGTTCACCGCATTGATTACACAGTCTTTGTTCGTTGTAGTAATCGAATGATATTTTTTTGGGCATCGGCTTCTCTTAATGTTCTTGGTGTTAGTTGATTTGCAGTATTAGGCTGAAAAAATCTATACCCTTTTTTAAGATTATTTTTCCATATCTCTATTGTCTTTTTGCTGACGTTCATATTCTCTCCTATCCTTTCTAATTTGTTTAATTCTTTCTCGTCGTTCTTCATTGGTTAAATACATCCAGTTAGATAAATCTTCATAAGTGCGAAAGCAACTAATACATCGTGGCTCCCCATTAATCTCTTCGTACCGACATATACTTGTACACGGACTAACTATGCCTTTCGTGTTCATCTCGGCACTCCACACTACACCATCGGCGTTTATCTTTTTGTTTAATAATTTCCCCACACCATAGACAATGCCCGGTGTCGTTCTCTTTGACTTCGGTATTAATTGTTCTCATGGTCATGTCCAGAGCTTTCTGCACCTGTTCATTAGCCATATCTATTTCATCTGTCATATTTTTTATAACTAAGTATTCCTAAATTTTTCATCCAACTTGTTGTGCCACTATTTGATTTTTTCTTCTGAGGAACTTTAACTCCCGCTTCATACATCTTATCTAATACATCAGTTTTGTATCCAGTCCACTCAGTAATTTTTTGTCGAGTAGCATTTGGAAATCGCTCTAGCACTTCTTCAACTCGTGCAATCTTTTCTTCAAATGTTAACCGTCTATTTCTATGTTCAGTTTCTTGGTTTTGTTTCCAATTCCATTTTGATATTCCGCTCAAAATAAACACTCTCCTATCTGATTAAATAATTCTCGTTGGTTAATATTTTTTTGATTAGTGGTTTTCAATTTTCTTATAATTAAATAAGGCTTCTCGGACTTGTACCAATCAAATTCTTTTTTAGATAAACGAAGTTTTCTTAAAACATTTCCCTCGTCATCATATATGGCATGGGTAAAATCAATCATGCTAGTGATAATAAGTATCGCTCAAGTTCAGTAGCATACCATTTAATTTTTCCCGCGTCTTGTTTTGGATCACCTTTCATTCCAATTCGACTTGTGTATTTGATAATGTTACCTCTTAAATATCCAATGTATTCATCAGGTGATGTCTTTGCTCGGATATATTCTATTGTTTCTATTCCCCCTTGTGTATAGTGTGGGGGGTGATTCACCATATCTATTTTATTATCTTCCACTGTTTACCTTTCTCGGCCGAACAGGAATACGAACCTTAACCCAATCATTTTTTCTCTCAACTACTATCCATGTTGAATCTGCATTTTGCATAGCTTCGTGTACCCATCGTTCCATAAATTCCATCAGTCTATTCCTTCTAAAAGTTCGGTTAGTTCTGATATATTACCCTCATTCACTACTAATGCCAATCCTTGATTTTCTCGGATTTGTGTGATATTGAGGTCTTGAAGTGCCGTTGTTTTACCCTTTCCCGCTTTACATTCGATAGCTATAAATCGCCCCTTGTAACAAGCAATTATATCAGGAACCCCTGATCTGCCGTAGCCCCCTGTAAAAGCATAGAAGTGATAACACCCGTAGCTATCTAAGATTTGTTTGACTTTCTTTTTTACTTTAGCTTCAGGTGTCATAGTGTAGGTATGATACTCAGGTCTGATCCACTCGATGTCCATAGTGATCCACCATCGTTACCCTCATCGTCATTCATAGGCACGAGCCAATGTCCATCTTCAAACTCTATTACTAACGGACTACGATACCACCCTAAATCTTCTCGTTCGGATTCAGTTAAATATCGCACTCGTCTAATTGTTTTTCCTACTAAAAAGTTTGAGGATTTGTTTCCCCAATATTCTCTTAGTTCAGCTTGATTCATTTCATGTAATGGTTTACTCACTTTTTACTCTCTTTCGATTAAATTTAATAACAATGTTGCCGTCAGGATCAGAAATTTGTTCCCAATTAGTATGTCCAAATTGGTCATAACAATAAGCGTCCAACAAATCTGATGGATAATCAAACATTATTTCGTCCATATTAATCCTCACAGTTTCCGTTAACACACGCTTTACCCGATAAAATTTCTTCCTCTAAATCATCAATAGCGTCTTGGTTTGCTAAGTGTATTTGATTCTCTACCAATCTATTAAATACAGGTTCCAAAACTTCAATGGTTTCCAATTTAATTATAAGGCCCCTATCTTTTGCATGATCCCCAATTACAGAATCAATGTAAGTTGTTGGCGTAATATCCTCGCCCCATGATTCAATTTCTTTTATTTTGTCTTCACTCATTTTAATTTCTACTACTGCACTATATGTTTTCATATTATCCCCACAAATAAAAACCAATTAAAATTCCAAACAAAATCAGCACCGACTTTTTTACAAATCGATCAATCTTGTTTGCTCTAGGTACAACTACTACATCACCAATAACATCTCTGTAATCGTGGTCAATGTATTGTTTCCGTCTGTAATCTTTCATACTAATCTCCTAAACATTGTAAGTTTGTTTTAACATAAATAATTCCGTCGCCGTCCCCCATTGATTGATACGCTATACCTTTTTGACATAGGTAATGAGGGTCTTGCGTGGTATCTAAATAATTCCACATATCAATTACTCTCATACCCAATGCACCTACTACCAAACCAAGTACGAACCATGAAGCCACAGTAAACCGATAGAATAAATCCTCTTTAGTTATTTGCATATCCTACTCCTAAGCGATTGATAATTTTAATGCGTGGCTCAAATCATAGATTGCCGTCGGTACAGGATCATAGTCTTTGAATTGCAGACAAAACGCTTGGCACTCCCCCTCTTTTTCAAATGCGATTGTATCTACTACTCGGCACTTCTCTACTTTAATTGCAACATGAATTAGTTTGCTCATTATCTATTCCTCATAATATTTGTATTGATATAGGTGTCGATGTCCCTGAATATCATTTGTAAAGTACTATCCTCAATTACTTCACTATCTAAAACCAAGTCCATCTTATTTACTATTTGTTTACTCTCTTTATCCCATATCCGTAACTCAACAGGGATTTTAATTTTAATATCATAATCAAATACAGTTTTACCCATGATAACCCTCTCCGTTGTCTATAAATACTTCTATTGCTTCTTCTTGTAAATAATCCAAAGTACTTGAGCCAAGAATATCTAAGTCCTCATCATACAACCCATTATGAACCCGTGTAATCTTTACTTCGTACCCTGTTGGACTATCGCCCGTTGCATACATATCTTTAGTTACCTCGATCTCTGCACCTACTGTCCATCTTGTGTTGTACTTATCTTCGGTATCTACATCAAACTCTACATAATGTTTACTCATGGAACTCCTTTCTATATTTTGAAATTATTTTATATTCCTGTTCAATCTCTTCATCTGTCATGTCATTAAACCCTACATACCCATTCAATAATACATGACTGATCCACCCCTCAATCTCACTTTGGGGCATATCATAAAAAGATTTCATTTCGAATTGCATAAGTTTAGTTATCAATTCCTTTCTTTTTGACCCCAATAAATTTATTTCCTCACTCATCAAACTCTCCTTTTTTGATATAGGTCTAACTACATTACTCTCTTTCGATCTTGTTGTAAAGTATTAATTTTCAATTATTTTAGGTAAAAAAATACCCTC